AGCCTTTTACCGTTGACGGAAACAAAAGATACACTGCTATCATTCATCTGTATATCAGTACCATGAAGAACATTATAGGCTTCATTACCGCTATCAATTTTTGCTGTAACTTCACCTATTTCGTCTATATGCATCGGCTCAATGACATGTAAAATAGGTCTATTTTCGGTAAATTCTTTAAATGTTATCATGATGTTTTTTTAACGCAATTATTTACTCTAACCCCACCTTTAACTTTGGTGCCGACTTTCTTATAACCTTTCCAGCATTTGGGATCTAATCGCTGTTTTTTAGTTTCTTCAAAATATGTTTTAAAATTTTTCATATTTACCAATCTTTACATGCTTGATATCTCGGTGTACCAGGCTTAGCTGAACTACACTTATGTCTTGCTCTAAATGATTTTTTGCGTTTTGTATTACCTGATTTGCCTGTCACTCTTACACCCGCCTGTCCCCAATGTATTCTTTTGTATCCAGAGCCAGACTTTACACATTTCATCCATTTTTTGCCTGGTCTCGTAGAACTTGCTTTTTTAGTTACTTTGGTACATTTTGATGCATTCGACTCATTAATTAACAATGAGTAAAAGGCCTTTTCAAATAGCATAGACATAAAAATATTTATAATATTTAATAAATACTTTATATGTTTGCTAAAGACTTCGATACGTTAAACGAGATTTATAATCAAAAAATACTATCAGAAATGAATCTCGGACCACAAGGGGATCAAGATCTCGGTGCAGGGTTATCGATAGATAATATAAAAAAAATTGAACCATCACCCCAAAGACCGTGTTTAAAATGCGGTGATAATGAAAACTGTGAAATGCCTGTGAATCACGAAGATACGAATGGTAGTATGGCTAAACAAAGCCTATATAGGCTAGTTAAGCTTTCCGCTATGTTACATGATCTTATATGTAAAGAACAGAATGTAGAGCCGTGGGTTCTTACAAAGGTTACAGAAGCATTAAATCATGTTGAGTCGGTTTACGGGTATATGGATTATGAAAATTATAAACACCAGGTAGATTCTGATATTAGTGCTTTAGAGGAGGAAACAGAAAGTGATTTATATGATACAATACTTACAGGTAGTGAGGAAATTATTACAAATATAAAACACGTTTTATCAAATGAATCGAGAGAAAATCTCGAAAAGTTTCTTTATGAAACAATTAATGCATTAGAGGCAAAACAAAATTAAAACTTTAGTATCTGTTCAATCTTTTTCTTTTCTTTGGGTGTTAGAAGATCTATCTCTGTTCCATCGCGGGTATCTGTAGGTGTAAAACAATCAACCGCTTTCTTATCTCGCTTACATATTTGTTGTCTTATAGCAGTACCAGAAATTCTGTTATACATGGGCGGTATATTAATAATTTTTACTAAAGGATACTTGTCGATGTTTTTTTTAAAAAAACTAAATCGTTTTTCATCTTCTGGTCCTGCACCTACAATTATATTTTGGTTAGGGTGTGCATCAGCATATTCATATGTTGACATTACAGGTGTTTTTTCCGCTATAATAATATCTACAGGCTTTCTAAGATGTTTTTTGTAAATATCCCATATTTGCTTAGACTGATCAGCATTAATACCATCTCTCTCACCCTTCCCAACAAACACTATGCCTCTGTCTGCTTCATCAAGCAAATAATTTAGTGCATTAAAGTGTCCTTTGTGTGGAGGCTTAAATCCACCCGGTAAAATAGCGACAGTATCACCGTTTGAAGGCTTAAACTTAGATATTAATGCCTCTACTATTGTATCAAATTTCATTAGTACCCCTCTTCTGCACCTACACGTAATTTACCGCCCTGTTTTGCAAAATCTGGCATAAGCATATAATTAGGATTAGAAAGATAACTATTTGGTATTTTACCCTCTTCTCCCTCGCTAGCAAATTTTGATTCAAGACCTCTTACAATAAAATTACCAGTTATTTTAAACGGTATGTTTGATATTTTTTTATCACGTATAACCACACCTTCTTGTTCAGAAATATCGCCAATAGGCGACGTCATTGAATTTAAAACCTTTTGACCTAAAACGCGCGTTGCATGATAGAATACAGCACCGCATACACATGAGTTTATCATTTGTTTATCACCATTTTTGATGAGCTCACTTAGTGATGTACCTTCTAAAATTTGTTGATAGGTAAACTTACTCAGTGCGTCTACTTTTTTACCGTCAAACAGAGTTACTTTGACACCACGAGGGTTTTTGCAATTTTGTAACCATGTACCTAATGTTTTTGTTTCAACCTCTGTAGATGTATATTTAACAGCAAATTCTGTGTTGAGCTCAGGGTCAAAATTAATTTGATCCTTAACTGTAGCTGGTACTGTACCGTAAATCTGAAAACCGTAATTTTTAGCAATCTTGTTAACCTTTTCAATTAAATTACTTAAAGCTTGTGAGTTATAAGATATTTCTTTTGAAGCTCTCGATATGCTACCACGTATTGGGCTTTTAACTTCATATATCTCATTAATACCATGTATTGCTAAAAAGTTATTAGCATAACCTATCACATTAGTACTACCCTTAACATATTCCATATTAAGTAATAGATTTCTTTTAAAGAAGCCTAATTTTGCTAAATCTTCTTTTATTACAGGTAAAGCTTTATTAAAAATTGTTAACACTTCTTGGCCAACATTTATCATGCCATGACCTTCCTCAAAGCGTCTATTTAAATCAGATATTGTTACCCCTTTAATGTCTAAGGGCTTATTTGAACCTCTATCAAGACCAAATTCAATGGAGCCATCACTTTCGTCGGTAACAATTTTAATTGATGCATTTACCCCGTCGATTTTTACGGCAGGGGGCTGTTCAGCTACAGAAATAGCAGCTTTTTCAAATACTTTAATAAGATCTCTACCTGTTTTAACCTGCGGCAAATCAAACGGATGAGCCATGTGACCTGCTGCACCCCCTTCTGTCAGAAAACAATTTATTGCCTGTCTTGGTATGGGCGGCAGCTCGATTCCTTGACAATTCTCTGTATATAAATCCTTTAAACTTTTGTAACTCATTTAATATAGGGGCTTCTTTTTTTCATAATACTGAGAATTTGATTATACTTTTGCATAAAATTATTCTCATTAATTGAATCGATAAATTTATTAAAATTTGGGTTCTCCAATCTCTCTGGGTTATCTTCTCTTACATTATTATCATTTATTACTTTTTTAAGAGCATTCTGCATTTCGAATGCATTTTCTTTTGTAATTTCCTGCCCGGAGAGAAGTGTATCTATCTCTGTTGCAGGTATATTCATAACAAGTGCTTTAGCAATCATCCGTACAAGATTAACGTAGCCCTCAGGTGGTACATTTGCCTGTTGGCTTTGCTGTGGCTGCTCTTGACCAACTTGCTGTTCTCCTGCAGGTGCTGGTGCCGCAGCGTCGTTTGGATTAGGAATAGCCGATTCAGGTTGCTCATTAAGCAAATTTACATAGCTAGAGTATTTTGATAGAAAGCCCATATAAAGTATTTATTGCTTTTAACCCATTAGAAGTTGTTTGGTTTTTATAGAATTAAAGTATTCTTTATTTAAAAATGTGAGCCCATGCCTTTTTGCAAATTGAAGTGTTTTACTAAAAGAGAATTGAGAAAAATCGGTTTTTTCTAATGTTATCTTAATACTAGCAATAATTTCATTTTTATCTCCATTCTTACTTTCTATTATTTCTTTAAATAAAAGGTGATTTTTATGAATTCGAATAGGAAGATTTTTTTTAAATTTATCGATAATTTTTTCTAATAAATAACTTAAATCTGTAGGATTATAAAAATTCACTAAGGATACTTCGCGTGGAAGCTGTACACTATAGTAGATAACATTTTTTTCTTTGTTTTTGTGTTTCAAGACATACTCACATACACTTAAAGTAAGATGGTGTAAAATAAGAGTTTTTGCATCTTTAGTAATTTTTTTTTGATTTAAGAGCCCATATTTGTGTAAATCATTAATTATATGAACTTCACATTCTTTTAGTAAATGATAGAAATCTACAATACAAAAATTTTGTTCTGCAAATACAATGCGCGATTTCACATTAATACTATAGCTTAAAATACAATGCTATTCAAATTAAAAATTCTGCTTTTGGGGGTCGACCAATACGCACATTTATTATTCCGTTATAGTAATCATTTTGTAGAAGTACATTTCGATCTATCTGCTCTTTAATCTCGTAGTAGGCTAATGCCCATTTTGAATTGCAAACCCTTAAAATCTCAAAAGAGAAATTTACTTTACCGTATTTTAAAATATCAGCATTTAATTCATTAGATGAGCTTGTATACTCTTTCCAATCTGATTCTAAAAAATCTATTCTATTTCTTGTTTTACCTTTTAAAGGTTTTCTTTTAATTTTTTTCTGACATTGTTTTTTTCCAATATATTTTTTATTAGTTAGTTTATTGGTAATAAGATATATAAATCCAAATGGTTCGTCAGTAAAAACAACACCCTCTTTAAGCGTCCAGTGACCAGTATCCATTTAATTAATTATTAGAGCCCTGAAAAAGCTCGACGTTGCATAGGTATTTTAGGTTGTTTCTTTTTTTTCTTCTTTGATTTATACCCAAGTATAGCTTTATATGGATCTATTGGTCTGTTGTCACCTGGATTGAATCCTTTACTATTTTGTGCAGGAAATTGTCCTCCCGTATCGCCTGTTGCTGCAGGTCCGAAAGCTGTTGATGCCATCACATCTTCTTCCAAAAGACGATTAAAAATTTTTGCAAAGATATCCATTGATTTTTTGTTTATATTCATTATTATTTAGGTTAAATGTTAGACGAATACATTAAAGAGTTAGAAGAAGATCTAAAGATTAATGAGCTAAATCTCAAAGACTACCAACTGAAGCTGCCGGCAATTAAGCATAAATGGGCTGGACGTTACATAAGATTAAAAATGGAAATTGTACAAGACAATAAAAAACTTGACAAAACAAAAAAAGCTCTTACTGAAGAAATTGAAAAAGCGTCTCCTGTCAAATTAACCACAGTGTCAATTAATCAAATAATCGAAAGCCATTCAGTATATAAGGACTTTAAGTCAAAAATTGAAGAAAAAAAACTAGTAATTGAACTATTAGAAAAAACCGAAAAAACCTTGAGCAGTACTACTTATGATATTAAAAATCTAGTAGAAATCATGAAACTAGAGATGACATGATAAAATTTGAGTACGACCATAAAAAGCAACAAGCTCTCATTGTTACAGAGGATGCTAACATTCTAACTGAGATGAGAGAATATTTTTCTGTTAAAAATGAAAACGCTCATTTTATGAGACGTTTCGGTAGATTTGTACCACCCAGAACATATGCTATAACACCTACAGGAAGATTCGAGCCAGGAATGTTTTTTGAGATTAAAAAATTCTTAATACAAAAACAATACGTAGGTCAGGTTGCTGTATCGTCTGACTTACTTAATACAATAGCACCAGCTCAGAATTCGTGGCACAATCATCCTAGCTTTACATACGATGCATTTTCATTAAAAATTATACAACGCGACTATCAACGAGAAATTGTAAGAAAAGGTCTTGAAATAGGTAGGGGGACTATAGTATTAGCTACTGCAGGTGGTAAGACATTAACAGCTGCTACTTTATTATCTAATATATACACATACTCTACAAATTTTAAATGTCTTTTTATAGTACCGGATAGGGGTCTTGTCGAACAAACGACCCAAGATTTTATCGATTATGGTGTACCATTTTCAGTATCTAAATGGACAGGTGATGATAATTTAAATCTTAGCACCGATGTGATAGTAGCTAATTTGGGTATTTTACAAAGTAAAAATACCGACTTAAAATGGTTAGATCAACTTAGTATTTTATTTGTCGATGAAGTACATAAAATACGCAAAGGAAACGAAATAAATAAGATTTTTAAACTTGTAAAAACACCACATCGTTTCGGCCTTACAGGCACACTGCCTGAAGGTAATTTAGATCAATGGAATATAATTGGTAAAATTGGACCAATAATTTATGAAAAAAATAGTAAAGATTTAAGAGATGACAAATATATCGCTAACGCACATATACAGGTAATTAAACTAGTTCATAAGAATAGAATTATTAATAGTCAGATTAATAGAAATAATGTAGCAGAAAACTACCGTAGAGAGGTAGAGACACTTATTAAAAGCGAAT